GTTAAATTTTCAGATGAAAAAAGGCATACGATTATGGATTATGTAAAAAATTATGTAATTTCAACACCGAATAAAAAGTACCGAAAAAATCCACAGACATTTTTTAATGCAGAGGGATGGAATGATGAACTAATAAATGAAAAAAATGAAATCAAAATTACCGACATTAATTGGCTCAACGAGTAATACGTTAGCAGAGGTATGGCAATCAAATAGCCCATCTTTTGTTCAGATACAAAAAGAACAAGGAAAACCATACATAAAGGCTGCATTAATGAGTGAAGTATTAAAGATGGTGGAGATTCTGAAGGCAGATATGCAAGAGATACATTGTAAATTCTTTGTAGATTACATATTGGATAACTACAATAGTTACAATGTAAACGATATAAAATTTCTAACGAAGAAATTAGCACAGAATAATCCTTATGGCAAACCTATACTCCAGAACTTAATCTTTGAATTAGACCAATATAGCATAGAGAGGTCAGAGATAGCAGTTGAGTATAGGATAAAAGAAAGTGGAGAACATAAGCAAATCCAGAACGATGACTTTGCCAAAATGTATGAAAGGCTAAAGGTAAAAAGCAAACCACCTAAAAGCCAAAAGGAAAAAGATGCTGATGCTATTGCAAGAAATAACGAGAAGATTGAACAGATGAAAAGGGAGGGCTTGATATGAAAATACTTAATTTATATGCTTGTTTAGGTGGCAACCGATACAAGTGGAACGAAGTCAAAGATGATATTGAAGTAACGGCAGTTGAGTTAGACTCTGAAGCTGTAAGATTATATCAAGAGCGTTTTCCAAACGATAATGTCGTTGTTGCAGATGCACATCAATATTTGCTTGAACACTATAAAGAATTTGATTTTATTTGGAGTAGTCCTCCTTGTCCAACACATAGCAGAGCAAGATATTGGGCAATAGGTGCTAATGGTAAAAGCCCAACATACCCTAATCTTAATTTGTATTCAGAAATACTTTTCTTACAACATCATTTTAAGGGTAAGTATGTAGTTGAAAATGTAATACCTTATTACGAGCCATTAATACAAGCAAAGAAACGAGGTAGGCATTTGTATTGGACTAATTTTAATTTACCAAACAATTTACAAGATAGAAGATTTGGTATAAGCCAAACAAAAAATGAATTAAAAGAACTATCAGAATTTCATAACTTTGATTTTTCAAAATACAAAGGGAATCAAAGTAAAGTAAAAATGGCTCGGAACTTGGTAGATTATGAAGCTGGTAAAACAATATTAGAAACTGCTTTAGGAATTATTAGAAAAGAAAATACTAATCAAATGGAAATGTTTTAAAAGGGTTTGATATGATAAGTGGATTTGATATAGAAACGCAAGAATTAAACGAGTATGAATCACAAGTTTTAATGCCTATTATTATTAAAGGGCTTATAACTAAAGTGGGTAAAGATAAAGCCGTAACAAGTGGTTATATTTGCAGTAAAATAACGGAGGCTGGATTAAAGATAAATCCAGCGAGATTAAGAAAAATTATCCACGAAATAAGAATTACAGGAGCAGTTGCAAATCTTATTGCTACAAACAAAGGATATTATATAAGTAAAGATAAAGAAGAACTTGAAAAATACATAGAAAGTTTGCATCAGCGAGAAAGCAGTATTGCTGCACAAAGTGGTTTTTAGGACATAAATTTAACTTAAACAAAGGGTATCCAAAATATATAATTGTAAATGGTCAAAAAGAAGAGAAAAAGTTTACAAGGGTGGGAATGTCTGGAAATTTTGATTTATACGAGAGTGGAGAATATCAACTAAAAATAAAATATAGAAATTAGTAATATAAAGAATATGAAAATAAAAGAAGAATTTAAAAAGTTAATACCACCATTAACCACCGAAGAATTTAAGCAGTTAGAAGATAATTGTTTAGCAGAAGGAATCAGAGAAAAGATAATTACTTGGAATGGTTTTATTATAGATGGTCATAATAGGTTTGAAATTTCTGAACGATGGAATTTAGACTATCAAACCGAAAGCAAACACTTTGCAAATGAAGAAGCAGTAAAAGAATGGATGATACTTAACCAATTTGGTAGAAGAAACTTAAGTAACTACCAAAGAAGTGTTTTAGCATTAGAACTTGAAGATGTTTTTAGTAAAAAAGCAAAGGAAAGTAAATCAGAAAAAGTTGCACATTTTAGAAATACGGGTGAGGTTTTGGCAACATTGCCAACACTTGATACTCGTAAAGAACTTTCTAATGTTGCACAAGTTGGAGAAAGAACTTTAGCTAAAGTAAAAAAGATACAAGAAAAAGCACCAGAAGAAGTAAAAGCAAAATTAAGAACTGGTGAAGTAAGTATTAACGCTGCTTATAAAGAAATAAAGAAGGAGGAAAAGAAAGAAGAAATACGAGAAGAAAGAAGAATATTAGCAGAAGAAGGAAGCAAAAAAGAAATAGAAATAGATTTTAGGCTGGGTGATTTTGAAGAAGTGTTTGCAGATATTGAAGATGGCAGTATAGATTGTATTATAACTGACCCACCATATCCAAAAGAGTTTATTGAATGTTGGAGTAAATTGTCAAGATTTGCAAAAAGAGTATTAAAACCAAATGGATTTTGTATAGCATATAGTGGACAAATGCACTTGCCAGAAGTAATAAAAAGAATGAATGAACATTTAGATTATTATTGGACTTTTGCAGTATATCACGAAGGTCAAACACAGATAGTAAATGGTGTTAATTTGATATGCAGATGGAAACCTGTTTTAATATTTCAAAATGGGAAGAAAAAATTAAATAACACATTCCAAGATTATTTTATTTCAGAACAAAGAGAAAAACAAGGACACGATTGGCAACAAAGCAAGAGTGGAGTAGGTTATTTAATAGAAATGTTTACAAAGCCAAATGATTTAATATTAGAACCTTTTGCTGGTAGTGGTACAACAATAAAAGCAGCGATTGAAAAAGGTAGAAGAATTAAAGCATCAGAAATTGATGTTAATACATATAATATAGCAAAAAGTTTATTATGACAAGGAAAGAAATTACAGGAATTAGAGATTTAACATTTAGTCGGTGGATTAGAAAAAAATTACCAGATTCATCAACAGGATATAGCGTAAGTGATTTAGATTTTGTTTTATGGAATTGGAAAACCAAAAAAGTAATGATGTTAGAAATTAAAACAAGAAGCGATTTACCAAGAAAGGGTCAAAAATATATGTGGAAAAATATTAATAATTGGATGAGAAAAGGTGTTGATGATGGATGGAAATATTTAGGGTTTAATTTAATAGTGTTTGAAAAAACAGATTTTTTAGATGGCAAGTGCTATTTGAATAATGAAGAAATAACTGAAAAAGAATTAATTAATTTTTTAAGTTTAGAAGATTAACTAAAAATAAAATATAGAAATGGAAAAAATAAGTAATTACAAATACAGGAAAGCGTTAGAGATTGTCAAAGAATATGTCAATCAATTAAACACAGATAATAGTGCAGTATTAGATGATTTAAGGCAAACAAGTTTAAAGTTAGGTCTAACCTTTGAAGAAATAAATAACAGTAGTAGGCAGAGAGTAAATGTGTATAAGAGGGTAATAATGGCTAACTACATAAGTGGTGCTTATCCTAACTTGACTTTGCAAGAGATAGGTAATTTAATGAATAAGAATCACGCAACTATTATTCACTACTTGAGGATATACGATAACTTGTGTTTGTACAAAGATTTTAGACAGATGGATGAGTTGGTAAATGCAGCAGAATAAACAAAGTGGTAATAAATTCGTTATATGAATATGGAAAGTTATAGTTATTTCAATGATTATTTTGAGTTGTCAGAATTTGATAGCCCAGATGAAGTAGGTAGTGGAGTAAATATGGATACGCAATTCTTGGACATGATAAACGATGCGAGGCAATATGCTAATGTGCCGTTTGTCATCACAAGTGGTTACAGAACGAAAGCCTATAACCAAAAATTGAATGCATCAACTACCTCCTCCCACCTAAAAGGATTAGCAGCAGACATCAGTTGTGTGAATAGTGTTGATAGATTGTTAATAATTGCTGGGCTATTGGATGCTGGATTTAGTCGGATCGGAATTGCCAAAGATTTTATTCATGTAGATTGTGATTTAAGTAAGCCATCTTGCCTGTGGTTGTATGAATTATAAGCAGAAATTTTTAAAGCATTATGGCTATGCTGATGGAGAGTATATACCTTGCGTTTGTGGTAAAAATGCAACAGATATCCACCATATTGTATTTAAATCTCAAGGTGGTTCGGATAATATTTCTAATTTAGTGGCTTTATGCAGAGAATGTCATATAAAAGTACATAATGATAAGAATAGAGAATTTACCAAAGATTTCTTTAAATAAATGGTATGCTGGAACACATTGGACTGCACGAAAAAAGATTAAAGATGCGTATAAAAAACTGATAAAACACAAGGTAGAGGATGGCGAGTATGATGTGGAGTACACATTTTATTTTAAAAGCAGACCATTGGATGCTACCAACACGATTGCTATGGCTAAAATGATTGAGGACATTATATTTGAAAACGATTCTTATAAGAAAATAAAAAGCGTAACCTTAAAATCAAGAAAAAGCAAAAACGATTATGTTGAAATAGTATGGAAATAGCAAGGTATCACAAAGAGTGGATAGTGTTAGCGACAAAGTTAGGTGGTGGAATGTGGGCAGAGGACTTGGTGCAAGATGCCTACATAAAAATATTAGACTACAAAAAACAAAGTAAGGCATTAATGTTTTTTACATTAAGATCAGTAGTTACAGATTACATTAGAAAGGAAAAGGTGGAATATAGTTATGAATGTTTAGACCATTTTCCAGAAGAAGTTGAGAAAACTTTGGATGACTTGTGCCAACAGATAGATGCAGAGTTACAAGAGTGGCACTGGTTTGATAGAAAGTTATTTGAGTTGTACCGAGATAGTGGAATGACATACCGAGATATAGCGAAAGAAACAACCATTAGTTTAACAAGCATTTGGAAAACATTAAAAGTAGGTAAGACAATAATAAAAGATAAATTTAAAGATGATTATTATGGATGATTTTAAAGGCGATAAGCGAACCAAAGAATACAAAGAATGGAAAGTATCGCAAGGTCTTGGAGATACGATTGAGAAAGTAACTGAAGCCACAGGCATAAAGAAAGCAGTTAAGTGGGCAATGGGTGAAGACTGTGGGTGTACTGAACGCAAGGAGAAACTAAACAGATTGTTTAGGTATAAGGTGGAATGTTTAACCGAAAAAGAGTATAAGTATTTAAAAGAATTAGGTAATCCATCTGTTGTAACTAATTGGGATATGAATAAATTGATTCAAATTTACAACAGGGTATTTCACAAGAAGCGTAGGGTATCAAGTTGTGGAAGTTGTATGAAAGTAGTGTTAGATGAGTTGCACAAATTAATGGCTGAATATGAAACAGAAAATTAATATTAATAAGATTAAAGGCAACCCAAGTAATCCAAGAATTATCAAAGATGAGAAGTTTAAAAAGTTAGTAAAGTCAATAAATGGTTTTCCAGAGATGCTGGAGAAAAGACCAATAGTTGTAGATGAGGATATGATGGTGCTTGGTGGCAACATGAGATGGAAAGCATGTAAAGATGCTGGATTAAAAGAAGTATGGATAGATGTAGCAGAGGGATGGACACAGGAGCAAAAAGATGAATTTATAATAAAAGACAATGCTAATTTCGGAGAATGGGATTGGGATATATTGGCAAATGAATGGGATAGTGTACAACTTGCAGAATGGGGTATAGATGTTTGGCAAAATGAAGATGATAAAATAACAGAAGGATTAATAGAAGATGATGAAATACCTGAAGTAAAAGAAAGCAAAGTAAAGCGTGGTGATATTTGGAAACTTGGAGAGCATAGAATAATGTGTGGGGATAGCACAAGTTCAGATGATGTTGCTAAACTAATGAATGGGGAAAAAGCGGATATGGTTTTTACATCTCCGCCATACAATGCAAATACTAAATCTGGACAAGGTGATATATTTAATAGAAAAAAAAGTGTAAAATTATATTCAGATGGTTATTCTGACAATTTAAATAGTTCTGATTATGTAGATTTTTCTAAAAGTGTATTAAACAACTGCTTTTTATTTACTGATGGATTTATATTTTGGAATGTAAGTTATAATGCCAATAGTAGATTTGAGTACATTGAGCAAATTCAAAAACATTTACAATTTTTAATTGAGCAGATTTGTTGGAAAAAATCATCTACTATTCCATTTAAAGGCTCGTTAATGCGTGATTGGGAACCTATCTATGTATTTTCAACAAATGGTAATATGCTTGGTTTAGACTCGG